AAAGTGCTTGACACACCTTACGGTCAAATCGTTAAAAATCTTATCAATGAAGGTGCCCAGCTTGGCGTATCTTCACGTGGTATGGGTAGCTTGAAAGAGAATAAAGATGGCATCATGGAAGTACAAGATGACTTTTATCTCGCTACAGCTGCCGATATTGTCGCCGATCCCTCAGCTCCTGACGCCTTCGTAAGAGGTATTATGGAAGGCGTTGAGTGGGTTTGGGAGAATGGTATTCTAAAACAGCAGACCATTGAATCATACAAAAAGATGATTCAACAAGCTCCTATGAAGCGACTTGATGAAACAAAGATCAAAGTATTTGAATCTTTCTTTCAGGAATTGTCACAAAAATAATTTTATAAATAACTTTATAAGTTTTAAGGAGCTTAAGCAAAATGGCTAAGAAACAATTAGACGAAAAGCTTATCAACAAGGGCGGTGCAAATGGAGATGAAACCATTGCTGATCCTGTTGCTAAGAACGCAACTCTTCCAGGTTCAAAGGACCAGGGCGAGAAAACTAACCCACTACAAACTGCAGCTGACCTAAAGTCAAAGACACCAGAAATGGGTGGCAACATCTCTGCAGATTCTAACAAGGCTACACTCAACATGAAAGCATCTGACGCATCATCTGCTAACGTTGACGCTAAACTAAAACAAGAAGAGTATTCTATTGACGTTGCTTTTGATGGTGAAGACCTATCAGAAGAATTCAAAGAGAAAGCTACTACTATTTTTGAAGCTGCTGTTAACGCAAAAGTAACTTCTATCAAAGAAGAATTAGAAGCTGAATTCAATTCTAAACTCGAAGAAGCTGCTTCTGAGTTCACCACCAAGTTGTCTGAACAAGTTGATGAATACATCACCTATGTTGCCGAGCAGTGGATGGAAGCTAATGAACTCGCTATCGAAGCTTCATTACGTACAGAAATTACCGAGCAGTTCATCGAAGGTATGAAGAACTTGTTCTCTGAGAACTACATCGAGATCCCAGAAGAGAAGTACAACGTTATCGAAGAACTCACCGCTAAGGTAGAAGAGCTTGAAAGCAAGCTTAACGAATCTATCGACAGCAATATCCAATTGACTAACTCTGTAAAGAACTATGCTAAAGAAAGCATCCTTGCACAAGTTGCTGAAGGTCTTACAGTTACACAAAAAGAAAAATTCTTGACATTGGCCGAAGGTGTTGATTACACTGACGACGAGTCTTTCGAGAAGAAGCTTGAAACAGTTAAAGAAAGCTATTTCAAGACTAAGACAGGCGAAGACCTCATCGAATCAGAAGTTGCCCTTCTTGAAGAAGATACTTCTAAGCCAGCCGTTAAGCTAAGTGGTCCAGTTGCAGGCTATGTGCACGCAATTTCTAGAACCGCAAGAAAATAATTTATAAATAGTCTTAACCTATATTTTTTAACAAGGAAGGGAAACCTAAAATGTACTTAAATGAAGAAGTCCAAAACAAGTGGAAGCCAGTGCTTGAGCACGCTGACCTTGAGCCAATCAAGGACGCACACAAGCGCGCCGTAACCGCTCAAATTCTCGAGAACACCGAGCGTGCTCTTCGCGAAGCTGAGTATCAAGTTCGTGGCAGCCAAAGACTTTTCGAAGCTAACAACCCAACCAACGCTATGGGCGCTTCTAGCTCTACAGCTGGTGACGGTGCTGTTGACATCTTCGACCCAGTCTTGATCAGCCTCGTACGTCGTTCTATGCCTAACCTAATGGCTTACGACATCTGCGGCGTTCAGCCAATGACAGGTCCTACAGGCCTTATCTTCGCAATGCGTTCACGCTACACCAACCAATCTGGTACAGAAGCGTTCTACAACGAAGCTAACACAGAGTTCTCTAGCTACAACAAAGACTCTGCTGCTCTTGGTAACAACCACGTTGGTACAACTGGTGCTGGTGCTAACCTCACCCAACTTGCTACTAACACCCAAGTTAACTTCGCTGGTGGTGTTCCAACATCTGAACTCGAAAGATTCGGTAACGGTACAATCACATTCCCACAAATGGCTTTCTCTATCGAGAAGGTTACAGTAACTGCTAAGGGCCGTGCGCTTAAGGCTGAGTACTCAATGGAACTTGCGCAAGATCTTCGCGCTGTTCATGGTCTTGATGCTGAAACAGAACTCAGCAACATTCTTTCAAGCGAAATCTTGACTGAAATCAACCGTGAAGTTGTTCGTTCTATCTACGTAACTGCTAAAGTTGGTGCTGATTCTGGTACTACTACTGCTGGTGTTTTCGACTTAGACACTGACTCTAACGGTCGTTGGTCTGTTGAAAAATTCAAAGGCTTGATGTTCCAATTAGAACGTGAAGCTAACCAAATTGCAAAAGACACTCGTAGAGGTAAAGGTAACATCGTTATCTGCTCTAGCGATGTTGCTTCTGCTCTCCAAATGGCTGGTGTTCTCGACTATGCTCCTGCATTGAACAGCAACAACCTCCAAATCGATGATACTGGCAATACATTTGCTGGTGTATTGAACGGTCGTATCCGTGTTTACATCGATCCATATGCTGGTGGTAACTACTTCGTTATGGGTTACAAAGGTTCTAGCCCATTCGACGCTGGTATCTTCTACTGCCCATACGTTCCTCTACAAATGGTTCGTGCTGTTGACCCAGACACATTCCAACCTAAGATTGGCTTCAAGACCCGTTATGGCATGGTTGCTAACCCATTCAACGATGGTGCAACTGCTGCTGGTACCGGTGCTCTTACTGAAGACACTAACGTATACTACAGACGTGTACGTGTTAACAACATCATGTAATTTAAAAATAATAATAAGCATGATCGATTTAAA